AATGTGTTTGCCTAAGGCAGAAGTTATCGCATTTGTAGATGAAATAGCAAAGGCTTGGGGCAAGTTGTATCCAAAACAGGGAGAATAATTGAATGGAAGCCGTAACTCCAGAAATGCTCCAAGCCCTAGAAGACTTAGTTGAGACTGTCGGTATCTGGCAGCAGGATATTCTCAACAATTTATCTGAACATGAAATAGAGGTTTGGGTACAATATGCCGTAATGGGTAAGGGACACGCTGAAATTGGCTTCTGCGTGACGGAGCGTTGGGATGTTATTAATGCTGTGTCATCTACCCATGTGCAAAGGATTCTAGCTTCTGCGCAATTGAAAATCATCAAGAATATTGTCAGTAGGGAAGATGCGCAAGAATTCTTGGCTGGCAAGCCAGAGTTGCGGGAGTGTATTGATAGGTTGGTTGCCACACTGGAGGAGCAGAAACCCAGGAGGAGGTAACCAGCATCCACATCCAACGTTTCTTAAAGCCACCCTTCTGGGTGGTTTTTTTGTTTGGGGGAGAACGCTTGACAAATGAACATAGTGTGGTAAAATACATACAGTTGTTGAAACAATTCCGCAATACTACACAACTGGAGAGATATTATGTCTGCTGTGGCAACAAAAGAAGAATTGCAGGCTCTGTATGATGAGGGGAAGAATTTCGCGCAGATTGGCAGAGGCATTGGCGTAACCAGGGAGTGGGTTCGTGTCTTAGCCAATCAGTATGAGATTGAACCAGTGTGTGCTATTTGCGGTAAGGTGCTGGATTCGTATCGTACTCGCTATTGTGATGACTGCAAGACAATCAAGCGGAAAGAGGCTCGCAGGAAAACCGCTATTGCCAACAGGAAGCCAAACACCTATGAACATCGCCCTGTGGTTGGCAGGGCCGCACAGTTCTATTGGGATGCGGGGGTTGACGTTGTTGTTGACCGTTTCTGTCGCCAAGGAGAGCCTGAGCTAGTTGTCGGCACCGTGAAGATAAAGGTGTTCGCCCTCTCCCCGCTCAGCAAGGGGCACCAAGTAAGGCTTCGGCCTATTGATGGTGTAGATTACTACCACATGGATAGTGAGGATGGCACGATGTATATTGTGCCTGCTGATGGATTAGATGGCAATGTGGGGTATATCGGCACCCAATCAATGTTGCGCAGATTTGGACAACCTGAATGGATTGAGAAGACTTTGGACAAATTGAGGAGTTTGTGATGCTTTTGCTAGCAAGTGGCAGCTCAACAGCCACAAAAGTGTTAGAAATGTGTGCAATGGGTACAAGTTGTGTAGATATTGTCAACACATTGAAGGATGATGATGTCCTGAATTGTACAGAACACGATGTCAAAGTGTTCATTCGTGAAAACAAAGACGCTATCGCGCAGCTTGCTGTTGAACGCGCACAAGAAATGCTTGCTGGCACACTTCGCTCTAAGAAATCGTTTGTCCTCACCGAGGTTGACAACATAGCTGGGATGTTGCGGGATGGAGTGAGTGAACTAGGAAACGATGGGCAATGGCTGAAAGCCGCAAAGCTAACGGAAACCTATCTCAAGGCAGTTCGTCTTATGAGTGAGTTGACCGGAGACCTGAGTGGTATGATGCCTCGCCAACAGAATGTTTTCATCCAGATAATGCAGGAAGGTACTACAGAAGAACGCAAAGAAGTAGCCACAATGCTGAAGAGAATGAATGAGATGGCTACGTCTATGGGGTTGCCTGCGCCAGGGGCAGAAACTATTGACGCCGAATTTACGGTTGAGGATGCTTGATGGGTGTTTTAGGCAACACAATACAAGATGCTATCAGATACGCTGACTTGCGCGAGAAGCGGGAAGACATCGTTCGCTTCGCAGAGTATGTGATGAAGGATGAGAAGGGGAAGCCCTGGAAGGTTGGTAAACACCACAAAGAGTGGTACATGTTGGCGTTGTCTATGGTATTGCCGTTGTTGGAGGGCAAGACGGTTTATGTAGATGGCGAGGAAGTCAAACCCACACTCCGAGATGGTGAGCAAATCACAAATGGTGTTATTGAGGGGCCGAGAGAGCACGGCAAAACCGAAACAATGCTTTGTTTGGTGCTTTTTGTTTTTGGCGTCAATCCTAGCCTTAGGATTAAAATCGTCTCAAACAATGATACTAATGCTGTCAAGTTCATAACGCAAGTTGAAAAGAACATAAGAGCTAATGATGAATTGCATGGAGTGTTTCCTAATTTAGTACCTGACCCCAACGGTAAATGGTCTGGCACTGCCATAGACGTTCTCAAAGACGAAGAAGCAAATCTGGGAATAAAAGATGCTAGCCTTGAGGGATATGGCGTAACGGCTACTGCTACAGGTGGACGTACTGACCTTATTCTCTTTGATGACATTATTGGTCCCAAAGAGACAATAATGGAGCCAGCGCGCCTGCCGAAGGTAAAACGGTTGTTCTATGCTGATTGGTTAAATATCGGTGGGCAGAGCCATCTTTATATCGGTTCAGCGTGGTCGCCAGATGATTTGATTGAGGATTTAGTCGGTAACGAGATGTGGTTTGCGTGGAAGAACCCCGCCATTAACGACGCTGGAGAATCATTATGGCCTGAACGTTGGCCGTTGGAAGCACTGGAGAAAAGGCGCAAGGAAATTGGAGACGAGGCTTTTGACCAGCAATTCCTTTTGAAAGGGTTGCGCCAGCAACGTACTTGGTGGACGCAAGCCGTAGTTGATGCTTGTAAGGCTGAAGACCTACACATGGGGCAATCTAGGGTGCCGATTGTGGCTCGATACTGTGGGCTTGACCCAGCCGCTTCGCTAAAAAACACTGGAAGTTTTTCATCCATCTTCGCAATTGGTGTTATGGCAGATGACCGCAAAGTAATATTGGAAGCTCATCGGATGAGAGAGACTTCAGAATTTGTGGCAGAAACTGTGGTGGAAATGCACCTCCGACATGCTTTCGCAAATATTTGTGTAGAAAATAATGCAACACAGGAAGCCATGCTCAGTCTTATTAGAGTAATAGCAGAATTCAAGTATGCTCAAGATATTCAACTTCCGTTGGAAGGTTTTTTTACAGGCTCGCAAAAATGGAACCCAGAAATCGGCCTTCCTGGGCTTGTTGCGCAGATGCGGGCAGAACAATGGGACTTTCCATTCGCTGGAGACCACACAGACCCATTGCATAGTTGTGACATATGTGATTTAATTGAGGAAATGTTGGGCTTTCCTTATGAAACAAAGACAACAGACATGATTATGGCGTTATGGCTTGCGTCGTCTGCGGCAGACCCGTCTCGCCAACTAGGAGATGTGCCTGTTGCAATAGCACGACGCAGGCGACGAATTGGGTGATGCTATATGGCTAACTTATTGACGCGAACCAGAGATGCTTGGGCTAGATTGATTGGAAAAGAAAAGCCAAAGATTGTTCCTGCCGGTACAGGCGTCATTGGTCGCAACGCTATGGAGTTGAAGGTGCCGTGGGGGAGAACGCACGCAAGGACTTCTGTGTTCAAAGACCTCGACAGTATGGATACGGGGGATGGACTGATTGCTAGGGGTCTTGATATTATCGCCAGTGCTGCTTGCTATTTTCCAGAGGAAAACTTTTGGGGCTTCAAGATAGAGCTTGTCAAAGATAAAGATGATGAAGTAAGCCCGTTGCAAAAGAAAGCACTAGCGCTGATGCAAGCCACTGCTGATGAGACGGGGTTGATGGAACAGACATGGAACATTATCCGCATGGCTGTGAAAGCGGGCAACCATTTCGCAGAGTTAGTTCCGCATGGTGATGACAGGCTGCAACCAATTTCACGGATAAAGCAGTTTCCACAGCCGTGGCAAATAGAAATCAATACGGATAAGTTTGGCCGCTTGGCTTCTGGAGACCCTGACGTATATATGAAAATGCCACAAAGTGCAGAGGCACCTGCTTATGTGCAAAGAGATGATATAGGTACTGCCGTAGCCGCGTGGGATGCTTATCAGATTGTTCACTGGCAATTTGGCAACAATCCTGGCGGCAAATATGCGGAACCCCACATGGCCCCCGTAATTCCTCAATGGAAAAGATTGCAAGCTCAAGAAGATAGTTTGGCTATTGCACGGCTGACAAGGGCGTGGGATACACGCATTCACAAAATACCTATTCCAATCGATGCGGACCCTAAAGCAGTTGAGGAAAAGTTTAAGAAATATCGGGAAAACATGGAGAAGGATGTTATCACTCCATACGACAGCACTAATACCCGCTTTTCCGTGAACTTCCAAGAGAACCCAGTAGATGTTGATACCGATTTCTATGTCGCAATGATTTACACTAGGGATGGTAAAATTATTGAGGGCGGTGTTGATAACCTTCGTTCGGGAACCGCTGCATTAGAGAACATCAATGATATTTCATGGAGTCTGAACCGTGTGTTGGCTGGGTTGGGTGTTCCGATGTCCTACTTGAATATGAGGGTGGGCCAGAGGTCTTTTGTTGATAAGACACCAGAGGAAACAAAGGAAGCGTTTACATGGCTTGGCTGTCGCGCACAACAGACGCATGAAAAGGGTGCTCGACAAATATTCGGAGTGCAGATGTTGCTTAGTGGGATTGACCCAAGTAAGGCTTCTTACCAACTGGTGTATCCAAAAATAGTATCGAAGACTGCCGAAGCCGTTGCCAAGATTACAGTCAACAACGCACAAGCTGCATCTGGGTGGCATAAGATGGGTGTTCCTGAGGAAATCATTGGCAAGAAGATTCTGCAACTGTCAGATGAGGACATAGCGTTGTGGGCCGCAAACATAGTTGCTGAACCGCCAACTAATGGAGGTAACAATCAATGAGAAAAGTAAGCGATCCCCTCGCTGGAATGCACACTTGCCGTATCGCAAGTTCTTCTGGAAGTGACCGCTGCGCTACCGTAAAAAGCGGAAAGGTGAACGATAAACCAATTGAGCGCGTGGTCTGTTGGTGGAAGGACAAGAGCAAGCCCGTCTCAATACGCTATCGTTTCAGCAATGGCTGGGGAAATGCCGAGGGCACAAAGCAGGCCAATGCTCATTGCGCCAGCCACAATGGAGAATTCCACGCAGGCACGAAGGATGCTGCAACGTCATTGCTGCCTTCGCTTTCTGAAGCGTTGAAGGTGCATGACGCCGCCCATGAATTGAAATCTGAAGAATTGCACAAATTTGCTGCAAGACTATTGGCACTAGTTGGACAGCCACACATTAGCACAGAGGATTGGGACAAGAACGAAGCACATAATCCTGTGTGGGATGAATTGCCCGCAGTTATTCAGTTGTCAGATGAGGCTGCATCAATTACTGGCAGCATATTGTACGAGGATGATGGTATTGCTGCAATTGTTGCAAAGCACCCTGATGCTATAGCAGCTTTGGAAGACGCAGACATAGATTTCAACATCATTGGGAGCGATGATATTGAGGGTCGCTCACGGATACCCGCTTATGAGTTGTGGCTGATTCGCAAAGACCAGCCTTGTGTAGAGTATCCACAAACCGATATGACCATAGGTGAACACATTCCAATCGGTTATTTTCGCAAGCAGGGTGCCTATAAATTCCCTGTTATTGCACAACCAATTCCCAAAGACTATGCAATCTATCAGATACACAAAACAGAAGACAACATTGTCATCTACAATCAGGACGGGGAACGGGAAACCGAATTTATTGATGCAGTTGATGTATTGGCAGAAATGGAGGAGCCGCAGAGCGCAATTTTTCTCGCTATCTGGGCTGATGAAGTAATGCAGATTTTTGATGTGCTGCAAATAAATGACCGCAATTGCAAGAATACGCTGCTGAAAGACAGATTGGAAACCATCGGCAATATTGCTTTTCCTGATGGCCTCGCAGTGCTACCGCAAACTACTATTGACTTGGCTGATGGCTTGAGGTATTTGCATGGACACCATTTAGTAAGATACGAGAGTGAAATACTTGATGATATGATTAGGCCATTCTGGTTCCTCTATACTGAAGCTATCAGAATAGGGCAGCCGCTGCCGCCCACAGAAATATCTGATAGCGTAACATGGGAATCGGAAGAAGATGTTCTGTCAGCACTAGAAGACAATGTTGTTTGCGCAATACCAGAGGGAGTAGACGCACAAATACATCGAGGAAAACACAACACATCTATATTCATCGGTAATGGAGGGCGCAATCGAGCGCATGAATTCCCAATCATTTGCGAGGCAGTTGCACAGTTAGAAATGCCTTGCATTATAGAGTGTGTAATCTCCGCAGAAAAAGATGGGGAACCAATGCCTGGCGCACACATGCTTAGTGATAATCTGATGGATATACCAACAATTGCACACTGTTATGACATCGCATATCTCGACGGAGAAGACATAACTTCATTGCCGATGGAGGAGAGGCGGGAAGAATTGCGAAAAATTCTTTACAAAAGTGAGGACAACCCCTTGACAATGATTCCATTATGTGATAGTTTTGACACAGATACATACTGGATATGGTCAAAAGAATACAACCGTGGTGCAGATGGATGGAGTGTTGCCACTGTTTTGTAATTATTTTTTTGACATAGTTTGTTTCTGTTCTTGATAAGAAAATAATAGATAGGGTGGTGTTCACCCGAATCTAAGCCTGCGGAGGACCGATACGGATGTTAGGTCTGCTGAAACAGGAACCTCAAACGTAAGGGGAGACACTTTATGCCAGATGCTGAAAACGTAGATGAAGCCGCTTCGCCAAATCCAGGTGCTGGCAACGGCGGGATTTGTGTTTGTCCAGAATGCGGCTATGAAAAGGAACATGATACTGGTGTTCCTTGTACAGCTATGAAGTGTGCTAAGTGTGGCGCAAAAATGCAGCGCAAAACTGATAGCGTTGAAAACGACGCCATAGAGGAAGCAATCGCTAACGCTATAGACGTTGATGGTGCAGAAGAAATTCTTCTCCAGGTTTTGGAAAGTGAAGATGTGTCGTTGCTCACGCTCGCAGAGGCTCGTGTCGATGAATTGAAAAACGATGGCAGAGAGCGTATCGAGGACACGTTTGTTGGCAAGGTAGAAAAGATTGATGACATCGAAGATGCGCCAAGTGATGGCTCGGTGAAGTTCCGCGCAATTGTGGCGCAAGTTGATAAAATCAACAAGAATCGAAGGTCATACCCGCGCAAGCAGTTTGAGAAAAATCTACCCCGTGTCAATCGCATGATGAGGGCGGGGAGATTTACAGGCCAGGATGGGCACCCAGGATTTTTATCCGGTGGAGGTCCTAGCAATATAGTAGTCCGTTATGACGCAGTATTTATCCAAGGTGATAATGTCTATCTTGAGGGAGCACTTATCCCTACTAGCGCAGGAAAAGACATAATGACGCTTTGGGAATACGACGTGCAAACGGAATGGTCCATAATCGGTTATGGTGACCGCAAAATCATAAAAGCAGATGATAGTCCAGATAGTAAAGATTACGATGAAATTCGTAATTACATTTGGGATGGTTGTGACCTCGTAGATAGAGGTGCTGCTAAAACCCAAACTGTCAAGTTCCAAAAAGACAGTCAAGAACAACTTGAACAAGAGGAGGCCACCATAATGGATGGTGAAACTGAAGTTGTAGAAGAAGTTGTAGAAGAAGTGGCTGAAAACACTCCAACGCCAGAAGTTCCGATAGTGGTTGATACACCCGTAGTTGGAGAAGTCGCCATTGAGCCGAAGGAGTATCAGATAGATGAGGCTGCTATCGCAGAGCGGGTTGCTGCTGCGTCACAAAAGCAGGTGCAAAGCAATCTTACTGACCAGATTCTCGCTACGCACGCTGCTGTTGATGCGGCTCGCGCACTGGTTGACGCTAAGGCGTCGGCAACTGCATCACTCAGTGATGGCAATGAAAAGGTTGCCAGTCTGATTAAGCCGCATCTGGACAAATGCACAACTGCTGAGGAAGTTGCGGAAGTCGTCCTGACTGTGGGGCCGCAGCTGAAGGCTCTCTTCGTGAAGGACCAGTACGGAGGCATCGGAATAATCACGGGTAACGAACGTGAGAAATTCTGGCTGCCAAACTACAACGGTGCTTCTGATGGCCGTGACAGGCCAGAAACTGTGGACGAAGTTTTCCGTGGTCTGATGGAAGGTATCGAGGATACTGGAGAAGCGATGCCGTCTAACCCAGCGCATAATATGCGCACCATCCTCGAAAACTATCACACGCATTACCCGAACTATTTCCATGCTTGTACTCGCCAGGGGTTCCAGATGCAGGAGACAGTTACTACAAGCACTGCGCTTGGAACTACAATTCCATACTTGCTTCCGCTTGTGCGCTCAATTTTTCCGAAGCTCATCCCTTACGAAATACAGTCAGTGCAGCCACTAACGCAGCCAACGGGAAGAGTTTATTTCCTAGACTTTGAGTATGCGTCCGGCACCTACAGCGGGTCGGATATGGACGATTCCGGTTCATTTGACTCAACCTGGAGCGAACACGATGAGGGTGATACCAAGAGTCAGATAGCCCTGGAATTCAGTTCGACCGATGTCACCGCAGTAGAGAAGTCGATTTACTACGACATCACTTCTGTTCTGATGCAGGACATGAAGGCCGCGTTTGGGTTGGATGCAGAACAGGAATTGCTCTCTGCATCTGTTGACCAAATCGCTAGGGAAATCAATGCTACGTTCCTTGAAATGCTGAGGGCTGGCGCAACGGCAGCCACAAATGAGTATGGTACTGCCAAGCCCGATGATTGGGAATCTCAGGGTGAGTGGTACAATCAGGGTCTGTCGCTGTGGGTAAACCGCACAAGCTCTGATATCTCTGCCAAGGTCTACGAAGGCGCAAACTGGATAATCGGTGACACCATTAGTCTCGCGCTCCTGAAGAGCATGAACCAGAATTGGACCAGTGATGGTGTTCCTGGTGACAATCAGTTTGGTGTCGGCCTTACTCGCGCAGGCACGTTCGCCAACACGTATACCGTATACGAGGCCACGTGGTTCACTGCCAATACGCTGCTCTTTGGCTTCAAGCCCGATAGCTGGATGAGGGCCGCAGCGGTGTTCAGTCCGTACATCCCGCTTTATATTTCGCCGCCAGATAGCGACGCTACGCAGAACAGGTTGATGAGAAGCACCAGTTCGCGTAACGCAATGGAGGTTCTTAAGGGTGATGGTCTAGCTACGATGGCAATTGCATCGGGCACTCAGGGCACGGAACCGTTCTGAGAGTAGGTTACAGCCGAAGTATGGAGGCGGGAGAGAAAATCTCTCGCCTCTTTTTTTTGTGTTGAATGCAGGCGGGGTGTGACAACCCTTGCTTTTTTTCATGTATCTGGTATAATGATGTGGACTATTGTTAACATCCATGGACAATGGAGATGTTTTGTGGGTAGGGTGCCATTAAGATTGAGAATACCTTGCGCTAAATATACGGGGTATGCGCAGGGTTCAATAGAATTAGCGCGGAGGCTGCGGGACGATAAGAGGATTGTGTTGGAGGTTTTAGCATCTAACAATAATGTGCCAGATTATTTGCTGCAAGATATTAAGGATATGATTGTGTCGGTGCCGAGATTGGGGTGGTTGGGAGTTCTAATAGGATTTCCGCCTGCATTGCCGTCGCTAGGAACGAAGTACAAAATCATTTACACGATGTACGAGACGGATGATGTGCCTGAGACTTGGCGCGGATATGTTACTAGAGCAGACGAGATTTGGGTTCCTTCGCAGCATTGCGCAAAGGTGTTTGGTAAATACAACCGAAGGATACGGATTATTCCGTTTGGATACAATGAGAAATTATTCAAGCGGGATGTGGGGAGGCCCAGAAAACAACGGGGAGATTTTCGATTTGGCTCTGTTGGTGTGATGTCGAAGAGGAAGGGCGTTGATGTGTTGGTGCGTGCGTTTTCGGCAGCGTTTCCACTGAAAAGAAATGTGTCATTGACAATCAAGACTAGGAACACACGCTGGTTGCCGGAGATTGATGACGAGAGAATTCATCTCATAGACACAGATTGGGAAAGCGAGCAACTGGTGGAGTTTTACCATGATATAGACTGCTTGGTGCAGCCTAGTCGTGGAGAAGGCGTTGGTCTCCCGCAACTAGAGGCTGCCGCTTGTGGCACACCAGTAATAACTACTAATTGGTCTGGGCCTGTTGACTACATAGATGACAACGGGATTTACGGATTGATGGTTAGCAAGATGGTGCCCGCAGAAAACATGCTGACAAAGAAGGCGCGTTGGGCAGAACCGAATATTGGGCACCTAGTGCATCTGATGAAACAGGCGTACAACGGTGAATTACAAGTGAGTGGCAATTACAAAGCCTTCTCCGTTGGCAACATGGCGGTGTTGTTCAGCAAGGCAATCATCGAGACTTGGAGGCGCATAAAAACATGAGTGCATTTGACCAAAGCACGTTGATTGCAACCATTCGAGCAAGGGGCGTTTCTTCATCTGATGTTAGTAACGCTGATTTAGCAACACTGATTACATCTTGTGTGAATAGGTATTCGAGTTATCGCCCTAATTTGATTATGACTACAAGCACTACTTGCTTAACTACAGTGGTAGACCAGCCTAATTATTCAAAGCCTACGGCAGCATTGTGGATAATTGATGTTGCGTGGCACCCTGATTATAGTTCATCTTTGTCGGATTTGTATACGGAAATATTGTTACAGAACATGCCTGCTGATGATTCTTCGCAATTGTTTATCCACTATAGGCAGTTGGCGCAATTGCACAGGTTTTTTGGCGGAAGTTGGAAGATAATCAATGATGAAATTTATCTAATACCTGAGCCAGGCACAGCAGGCAATAAAGTTGCTGTATATTACGCCACTGCTAAATCACTGGCGGATTTGGATACTGTTGCAGACCAGTTATTTGAGGACTTGGTGTTTTACACAGCAATGCAATCGGTTGCCAACAAGAGAATTCTAACTGGTGGTTGGAAGGCGGGAAATTATACCGTTGATGGGAAAGCCGCACTAGTAATGGCCGCCCATGCAAAAAGTGAATTAGGCAATGTGATACTTCGGCTTGCTGACAGCTATATTGCGCAGAGGAGCTAGACTGGATGCAGCCTCCAACGCCAGACACATGCAGTTCAACAAGAATACCGTGGACCGACCACGAGACGTATACCACACCAGTTGCGGTGCTGACCAATGAACCATGCTTGTTTGCACCCGCTAGTTCTGGTATAGAGTGGGGATTTATGGGGCCTGTGGGGACGCAGGATGACTTGCTATTCATAGGCTCTGGCGCAGATATTGAATATGGAGATAAAATTACGGATGATGAAACTAGCGTTGTGTGGGTTGTGGCGGAGCCGCCTCGCTTGTTCAAAAATCCTACCAACTGGGTAGCCGACCATTATCAGATGAAAATTGAGCGTGCGCCCATACAGTAGAGGTGTGTGAATGGCATCGTTGTACGAGGTAACAAATCAGATTATCGGTAGTCCAACAGCAACAGCGGGCTTAAGGTTCTACACAAACCATTCGGCTACGGAAACCCCTGGTGCTGGTGCAGTTTATGCGTTGACGTTGAAGCAAAAGGTTGAGGGGCCGCCGCCGATGCCGTTTGATGATGACCCTACTGGTGATTTTCCAGCTGTATACCTTGAGCGTATGGGTGGTGCATGGCCTCAGGCTCCAACAATAGAGGGGAACCAATATATCTGTGCTTTCATCTGCCACATTTATGTAGTGGTGCGGGTGGATAATGACGAGAGGCCAAAAGAAGAAGCGCAGGCAATGATTTGCAAGATAGTTGACAATATCGCAGCATCTACTAAAATAGGGCTATCTCATCTGACAACAGTTGACTGGCTTGGAAATGATGGGGATACAGATATATCTCATCTTTTCACAACACTGCATCCTCGTTACGCTATGGCTTCTACCAGATTTGCCGCTAAAGCTGTTTGGGGTTGATGCGTTATGATTACTATCGACCTTTCAGATTGGCAGAGATTAGCAAATGAATATGGGCAACGGATTCGCAAGTTGCGCTCACCAAATCCCTTTGGCGCTGCTGTTACCGCAGACATCACGAAGGCAGTTCGCATGGCTTTGTATCGGCAATTACTGATGGGCACACAGAGTTTGAAGAAGCAGCAAGCGTATTTTGCTAGAGAAGGACACGGGATGTATGGGCCGCATGGTGGTTTTGACCCAAAGATAGTAAACCCGCAGGAGTTTTTAGGTGGCAGGTCTGGCGGTGGTATGTATAAACAGTCGCATATTGACTTGTCGTTTGAAGGCGGTTCCACCACATTCAACTTGGTTACAGATGCTAAGATGGACCCTTACGGAACAACGCCAGAGGGTCCGCTGCCCAAACTTCTGAGAACTGGGTGGACAAGTACGGTCCAGACAAAAACGGGAGCAAAACAAAGGGCAATGGTGCCTCGGCCATTCGGCAAGTGGCTTGCCAGTAGTTATCGGACGTTGCTCGGTTACTTCCAAACAGGGCTGTTACAAAACATAGGATTTAGGAGGAAGTGATGGTTCCACACAGGCCATTGTTCAAGATGGTAACGTCGCAGTCGTTTGCAACACCAGTTCCAAGAGGCGGAGTGATAGGTGCTTTTGGCATCCTTGATGAAGGAGTTCCCTATCTAGCCACACAAATTATCGCAGAAAAGTTGGCGCTGCTTGACCCGCTTGCTAAGTTCGATGAAATGCCTTTGCGCCCGTTTGTGCCAGGCAAAACAAAAAGGTTGCTGCTGTTTTTTCCAGGCGGGATAGGTGATATAATCTCACTCAATCCTTGCTTAGAAGATTTCAAGTACAAGTATCCAGATGTGGAAATTGGCGTTGTTTCTGCGCAATCGGATTCGCCGCTTATGTTCCCGTGGTTTGACCACCTTTGGGATTATCCGATACGCCAGGATATTGGTGAGTATTATGATGCTTGGGTGAATGTGGCAGAATTGGATAGGCAAAGTATTGAGCGGGAATTGTCTGATACGTTCGCTGAATACCTACAGATAGCCCCGCCTCAAAGAGGGGCAGATTTGATAGTTGATAATGCAATGCGTGATGTTCTGGTGGAGACATACGTTACGCCAGGGAGAACTGCTATCGCATTACAAGCAGGTTCGGCAGACCACTATCGCTCGTTGCCTACTCAGTTTATTGGCATTATCGGAGTGGGACTCGTAGAAGAATACGGATGTGATGTGTATGTTCTCGGTGCCCCCAATGACCGCCTCACTTTCGTAGGTGACGATAATACCAAAGTTGGGCCACCAGAACACATGCACGATATGTGTGGAAACCTAACGACGCTGGGAATGTTCATAGCTTTTATGGATTGTATGGACGCAGTGCTCACAGTAGATACTGCTGCTATGCACATTGCTGGAGCGTTGGACATTCCAACGTTAGCTATATTCGGGCGCACAGATGGAGCTAAACGTACACAATATTATCCATCTGTTTCGTATTTACAAGGGCAGATGGATTGTTGCCCATGCAATACTATCGAAGGGATACCACCTTGTGAAGGCAGATGGTGTGAAGCAATGCTGAAGTTGAGGCCAGATGACATTGTAGCCAAAATGATGGAGGTGCATAACGATGCGCAACCTAGTGCTTGACCACATGCCAGATGACGATGAACTGACGATGCTTGCCCTGATTGGGGGCACACATGGTTTGGATGAAATCTCGGTTGAGGTCAATGGCGTGAAGAAAACGCTGAAGATTCAGAAGCAAGATGCTGAGGGGCGGGTGTTGCTTGAGGGATGAATGGTCTCGTTTACCTTACGTTCAACTCAGCCAAAGAGATTCGGCATGGCAAGTGGAACAGTTTGGTTGATAACGTCTCGCTTCCTATTATAGCACACGTCATTGACAACGCCAGCACGGATGACACCGTTAAGTTGCTTGATGATGTGGGAATCCCTGTTCACCGCAATGAAGAAAACGTGGGATATTCAGCAGGAATCAACCAAGGGCTGCGTCACCTTTTGGACAAAGGTGTTGACGAATTTATCTTCATTGTCAATCCTGATGTAAGATGTCCAGAAAAATGGGACAAAAAACTGGCAGAACCCCTTGCGTCGATGGAAACATGTGGTATAATTGGTGCAAGATTAGTCATGCCCAATGGTGAAGTTATTCACTCTGGTGGACAAGTTACACCGCAACAAACGTTACGTCTTTGGCCGGTGTTGTATCCTGTAACAGACAATATATCAATTGTGTCAAAGGAAGGTTTATGCGCTACGCATTTTACACATGATACTGCAAATTATACGAAGCCACATTGGTGCCCTTGGGTAACGTTCGCAGTCGTTGCGCTGAGGGTAGATATGATAAAAGATATAGGCTTGCTGGATGAAACATACTTCCTCTATAGTTCTGATTCGCAGTATTGCATGAGAGCTTGGTATGCGGGGTGGGATTCGTGGTGTAGCCCCGTTGCCTTTGAGCATGGCAGGAGCGCTAGCTTGCAGCAAGCTCCTAGTGCAATACAAGACCAGGGCAGGAGTGATATGTTGCGCTTCGCCCATGAGGAGGAATCTAAATGGCTGCAATTACTGGGCGTTGGACAGCCAAAGAAGATGTAAAGGTTGTAAACGTTGATGGCGGTGATGTCCTGGCTTTGTTCCAGAATTTCACGCTGGATGTTACTGCTGATGAAATAGATGTGGGAGCAGCGCGGGATACGTGGAAAGCAAGGGAATTTGGTACACTCGATTGGAGCCTGCGCGTTACTAGCTTGCTCAATGCAACCCCTAAGTTCATAGCATCGTGCATTAGCGCGGGTGTAATTGTTGTGTCGATTTCCTGTACTACGTTTTACTTCGTAGGTTCTGGGATGATTACTGGTGCGCCACTGACTGGTGACAATCCTATGACAGAGGAATGTACGGTAGTTAGCGCAGGACTGACTGCGCCAACTATGACATTCTCATAATCGGTAGTTAAGCGCAAATACGTGTTCTTTTTGAACACGTTGAGTGCTAAACCGCATGTACTATAATACAAGACGGGGGGTAGGAAGATGTCTGAAGATACAAATGGTGTTTCCGAGATGGAAGAGATGGACGAGCAGGTTGAGCGTATGGAAGAAGGATTTACTCACGCTGACCTAATGTTGTGGAAAGGGGAAATATCTTTGTTGGTAAATACGGAAGCTGCAAAAGCTGAGTGGCTGTTGCAAGTTCATCGCCATACAGCAAAAGAAGATGTGGAACTCTTTACTGTTGATGATGTTGATTTGACGAAGATTTTCCAGTCTATATCTCTTTCTATGAATAATTGGCCCGATGGGATAAAGCCTGTTCTCTATTTCGAGAAGTTGGTGGATGGCGTTGCGCCACGGTTTATCCATCGCACTGGAGAAACAGTAGGTGTGCATATTGTCAATACGGGATTTGAGTTGGTTGGTAACGCAGAGATTGATGATGTTGAGTATGTCATGGACAATCCTATGCAGGAGAAAGTGACGTTAGTATTCGATGAGGTCCCCACAATAACGGTGAAGGAGCAGGATGATGAGTGAAGACGTGGAAAGCACAGAAGATGATGGCGTGAAGTTTGAAGCTCTTGTAGATGGAGAACCAGTAACGGACGAAGAAGAAATAAACGAAGCAGCCAGAGTAATACAGGATGCTAGTGAGGACGCCCAGCCGCAAAAGCAGTATGCCACCGTAGATGATGTCAAGCAGTGGGAAAAAGACCGCGTTGAGAATGCGGTGGATTTCGAGGTGCCTGGTACTGATAGGTGGTTCAAGATTGCGCCAGCAGACATGAACACACTCTACAAACTTTCAACTGCTGGGTTGGCTGCTATGGGTGCAGATGGAGACAAGGCGGCGTTTATTGAGGCTATGGGTGATGCGGTGGTGCAGTCCGCTGTCGTTCTGCCACAACTTGATAATGCTGCTTTAGCAGCGCTGAAAGCATCTGACAGTGCGCTATATCAGGCTATCCTAGAAGAGTGCCAGAAGGTCTCCCACATGGAGGATTTGGCACAAGGCTTGGAGGGTTTTTTCTAAGCCAGCCTCTAATATATGAACTATGCGACGCTTGCATTGAGCATTTGGGCGTTTTGCCATCTCAGTTGTCGCTGTCGCCCGCTCAGTGCAAGGAGTTGCTGGCTTATCACAGAATAAAGAATAAGTCGCAAAACATATGCCCTGATTGCGTTGATAAGTCGCAAGTGCAACCGAGGGAGTGTTTTATCTGCGGCAGTATTTATACAGATAAGCAGGGTGTTGTTGAACGTCATATGGAGGACGCTGCGCCAGAAGACGGCGGCGTAAATTTCCAATCAAGTGATGGTTCGTATTCGACACCCGCAGGCTTCATGACAGCAGTGTTGCCAAAAAGTGAAAAGACAGATGAAGAAATAAGCGCAATGGAGCACAAGTGGGTTGAGAAGATGGGCAAACACAAAGTAATGCTTACACAGGAAGAAATGAACGAGAAGTACAAGTGGTAGGTGGTGCCGATGGCGTTTGAAGACACTGTAATCACCAAATTTACTGTTCGAACAGGTGACCTAGATGCCGCCTTGAGTAAATTTCAAGGTACGTTGGGAAAAAGTGCTGGTGCTATAAATAAGGTATCTAATGCAGCTAAGAAAAACAAACAAGCATCTGATAAAATGACCCAAGGCCTCAACAAAAACGCTAGCAGTGGTATGCGTGCTGGCAAGAGGTTTGAAGAGTTAGAGAAGCAGATTGATCGTATGGAACGTGGCTTTCGCCGTGCCGCCATATCCCTCACCACAGGCAACAAATTTCTCGATATGCTATCCACTCGCTTTGACCGCGCATCGCTGATGATGTGGAAGTTCACGATGGCTGCTATCCCCATTCGTGAAATGATGATGCAGGCTGCTGTTGCCACTGGCGTTGGTGTCATGGCTATCAAGAAGCTATCTGATGAAGCTACGCTGATTGATTCTACGAGGCGGGCATTTGAGAAGATGACTGGCTCGATGGAAGAAGCGGGCAAGATGGTTGAGTATCTTCGTGACCAAGCCCCCCTCATCAGATATAGCTTGACAGAAGTTTTGGAAGCAGGTCGTGTGCTTACGGTTGCTGGCTATGATGTGACCTCGCTCATCCATCCTATGGGTGACTTGGCTGCTGCTATCAACCAGGATGGTGTGGATATTGCTTCTGCTTCGCGTGCTTTCGTTGACGCAATGCACGGAGAATTCCGTCGGCTTCGCAACACCTTCGATATTACTAAGGAGGAGGTGCGGGAATTCGCTGGTGCCGCTATCAACGCACAGGGTCAGGTTGTTGACCGTGCCAAGATGCAATGGGCATTGCTGGAAACAATACAGAGGAAATATGGTGGCGCAAACGAAGCCATGATGGGCACAATGATTGGCTCCGTGTCCAACTTCAATGACCAGTTGAAGAGGCTGGGAGCAACGCTGGGTGGTTTTATTACACCTGCTTTGCAATCCGCATTATCATGGGGTGCAAAGTTCGTAGGTAGAATGAATGAGATGGCAGAGAGTACGGGGGCTATAGTTGGGTGGTCTGTGATTATAGGTACTGCTATTGCAGGTTTTGTGGCGTTGGGTGCCGCTGTCGCCAACGTTGCAATTCAATTTATGGGTATCTGGTCTTCGTATAAGATATTCCAGCAAACCTACACTACTGGTCAAAAAGAAATGATTGAGGTTGAACTTGAACTTGCCAAACTCAATCAGATGATAGCAATGCAGCAGGCTGTTGACGCTGCACAGACATTAAAAATGGACGCAAAGATTATTGCGTCGCTGAAAAAAATTGCTGCTGAAAAGGCTAAGGCATTAGGATTTGCGCCTAGTGGCACTGGCTTGGGTGGACCAGCAACTGCGGCGGTTCCTGGAGCGGCTGGTGGGGCGGTTGGAGGTGTGCTTTCTAGAGAGGCTAATACGCTACAAAAGATAAATACACTTCAGCGTAATTTGGTAGTAACGCAAAATGCACGGCTAAGGCTGGCTGCTCAAATAGCTGATGCTGAGAAACGTATTAAGCGCGGGTTTGTTGTGCCTGCATATCCTGGTGCCAAAAGTGGGCCATCAGCATTACAGCAGGAAGCTAATAATGAGAAAATGAAAGTATATTATCAGAAACTAGGAGTTAAAGAGGCAAACCTGAGGCTCGAATTAAGCCATAAGCAGCACATGGTGGAAAGGGATATTGCGTTAGCAATGCTCAAGCAACGCAGGGCGGTAGCAGCGCAAACTCTTGCTACTCAGCAAGCTATGACACCAGGAGATGTACGAGAAAGGGCAGGCCTTAGCAAATTAGCTATGGCGGAACAAAGATATGTACATGCTGTTAGACGTTTTACAGTGGAGATGCGTACCCAAGGACCACGTATGCTCCTTGCACCACTACAAAAAGCCACAACGTTCTTAGGCCAAAGGTTTGCACATACTGGTAGGCAGTTGGCAGCATTTGGTGCTAGTGTAAAAGCTGCTGCTAAGACGGCGTGGGCAAACGCCAAGGCTGGCCTAAAGTCTATTGGCTCTATGATGCTGATGAATTTGCAGTTTTTAGCAGTTGGATTGGCAATTGCTGGCGTGACGTATTTATTGAATACGAACAAGCGAGCATTTGAAAATCTTACTAGTAAAATAACCGCTGTTACTGAAAAATTTAAAGAAATGGCAGAAGTTGTTCCAACTAGCGAAGCAACAAAGGAGGCCGTTGCGCAATTAGATAAATTCAAGGAAATATTAGCGTCTTACAAAACACAAGTTCCCGCCCACTACATAGGTCCTATGCGTCCATTTGAATGGGGACAAACAAAGGGTCAGATGACAAAGCCTGAGGCAACAGAGTTCACTAGGGATTTCTGGACAAGGGCTGGAACATTTGTCAAGAATATGTCTGATGAACAACGCAAGACATACTCAAAATATGTGACGCCAGATTGGTTTGAACATATAGAGAAACTTGGTGAACAAGCACCGACTGCATCCGCAGAAGAAGTACAAGCTATGGAAGCTGGGGTAATTGGATTTGAGGGTGAAATGTTGCTAAGTGATATGCAACGTCAGGTGGCAAAAGAACAAGGCGAAACTGTTAGTAGGACGACAAAGCAATATGAAGATTTAACCGCTGAGGCTGTCAAATGGTTTGCAGAAGTTGAGAAATTAAAGGCTACGTATGATGGAATGGCTCCTGGGCAAAAACGAGATATTGTTCTTGGTAAATTGCGTAATGCTATGCTGCTTGATGAGAATGCTACCAGAGAAGACATAGAAATTACTGCTGATGATTTGGTGAAAGCAGCTAAGGATGCGCTTGATGTTGGCAGACTTTATCGCAAACATTTGGAATCCCAAGCGAAGTTACGTAAAGATGAGTTGGTATCTGCTGATGCTATGGAGAAGGCTATAGGAGATAGCAAAAAACAAGGCAAGGATATGTTGCTAACATTGTTGCAGCAGCAGGATGCTTTAGATGCTGGAAAGAAGAAGTATGATGAATACAAAAAGGTGCAGGATGCATTGATAGCGGCACAACCAGCTAGAACCAAAGAATTGAATAAGCAAACAGAAGAACATAAGAAGCAGTTGGAGTTTGCGCAAGCAATTCTTGATGTAGGCATGGCTCAATTGCGCATTGAAGAATTGAAGGGGGAGCAGCAATTATACACTGCTGGCGGTGGTAAATATGCAGGACTTTTGTTTGGGAAAGAAAATATAGATGAACAGGTAAAACTTTACGCTGCTGCTCGTAAAAAGCAGATGGATGCCGCGCAAAAAAAAGTTGATGCTGCGGAGAGTGCGCTGCAGGAAAGTCCATCTGCAGAAACGCGCAAGAACCTAGCTAATGCGCAAGCTGCTTATGCAAGGGCGAAGCAGCATCCATCAGATGAAAGTCGTGCGGCTATGGCGGAAGCATATAAACTTTATGAAACTAAGGGCACCGAAATGGTTGGGTTGCAGATGGGTGAGGTTGAGTTGGGTTCTGGCGCAACATCTATGGAAAAGGTAGCTAATTCCTATGCTAAGGTTAGCATTATGGAAGATGCATTGGCAAGACAGAAGGCGGTTAATGCACGAAATATTCAAGACCTAGAAAGTGCTGGTGAGGATGAAGCATTTATCGCGCTTGCCAAGCGTATAGCAGCGGTGAAGGAACTTCGGGAGCAGCACAAGATTGACGCTGAAAACCAAAAAGCGCAAACGGAGTCTATGAAGTATTACATAGATGCATTGAAGGTTGGCCGCAAGGAGCGGAAGCTTGAAGGCGCAAGCGTTAAAGATATGCTTGCATACAATATTGCAATTCTCAAGCAAGAAAGGGAGTTGGCTCTGCTCCAAGGCAATAGAATCGCTGCTGCTAATGCTGCCGTAGCAATCGAACAGGCGGAGAAAGACGCAGGCGATGCCAATGTTAGCTTGAGGGAACAGGGATTTGGTATATTGCAGCAGCAGGGCGAGATGGGATGGGTTGGTGACGATGTTGTTGAAAAAGCAAAACAAGCGTGGGCGAATTTCTACCTCTGGCGTTCTAAGGAAGAGAACCGCACTGTAAAAGAACAGTTTGATGACTATGAAAAGTATATGAAGTTGATGAAGAATGATACTGAGGGTGAGTGGGGAAAGATAATTGATAAGGTGGTTGGTGCGCCGCAAGCAATGATGGAGCAAGCACTACATGAATCTGGAATATTTCGCAAACTTGGTACTGACATATTGGGCGGAGGACTTGGCGCAAAGGAAATGAAGGCTACGCTTGCTGGGCAAAATAACAATGAAATCATGGTGAGGGTGAAGGTTGAAGACCTTACTCCTGCTATGGTCAAGGGTAAGGTGGCCGCAGCAATGCCAGCATTGATGCAGCAGTTCGGGAGAGAGTTGGTGGGTGTGCTTAATGCATAGTCGGGAGATTTTTCATGTCCAACGATAAGGCTGCGCTGTCAGTAGTGGTGAAAAAGCCCACCTACGTCCTCGATAGACAATCGGAGGCTACTACCCACACGCCTGGATGGAATATTCGTGATTATGAATTGACCGACATCTATGTTGATGACCTCAGTAAGTCGGTTATGCTCTCGCCAACATATCGACCAGATAACTACAAGTGGGGAAAAGACGATTATGGGCTAGAACCAGACACGCGCTCCGATTGGATAGACTCCAATAATGCATTTGGTAAGGGTGGTGCCCACGTTGGCTGGGCTGGAACGAAGACAACCCCTTGGCTTATGTACCCAAATACAAATCACTTGATACCACACAGTAGAGGACTTCGCGTTGATGTCTTGTGGTATCGCCCTGCCGATGCAACTGATATTTCACTGGAGATTTTCCCTCGCATAAATCTCACCAAGACGCAAGAGATAAGCGGAACTGATTACTATTTCTCACCAATGCACTTTGCCATCACAGACAGGGCGCAATTTCTCGTGTATGAATATCCGTTCGATACTTACGATACATTCGAGACAGACCCGTCATCCATACACACACAGAAGTATCACCACCACATTGTTGAGAATCCAAAGGACTTGAGTTCTGAGTGGCTGTCGTTTTGGATACAGCCAATTACGCCAGAGACGTTTATTGTCAAGTCTGATGTGCTGCGTGATGGTGGGTTTTTCTACCAGAGTTCGTATGATGGCAGGGAAAACATCTCGCTATTTCCTACGGGAATTGCTGCAATAAGAAGCCTGAGTGGTGGATTATCCATGTGTCGTATTACGCCTATGGAATGTGCTACAACTGGTACGATAAAGAGTGGTGTGGTTGAAAAAGACAATAGTAACTCTGTGTACCCCACGGTTAAAGTATTTGGGTGGGGCAGTACAGGCTATCTCGATAATACGACAATTCCAGCGGGCGGAGAGTTGGGCGGCGTCTCTTACAAGATTTACGCATTGGAGGGAGATGACGATAATTATACCGAGGTAGAGATTTCGTCAACAGATACACAGGAGTTTAAAAGATTCAAGTGGGAGGTAACTCTCACGGCAACTGCTCATGTGTCTCCTACGTTGACTGATATAGTTTGCCAGTTTGACCAAAGCGCAACTACCGACACTAGTAGCACCACAGATATATCTGCTGATGTTGAGATACTCTCTGAACAGTTGAGTACGGAATTGGAGGGGTATCGAGCAACGCTGAAGATACGCAACCAGGACGGGCTTTATGATGCACTATCGCAAAGACCACTGAATGAGATTGACTATGATGTTGATGGAGAAGACAGAGCAGTTCTCTATACGCTGAACCCAAAGTTTGACTTGTGGCAATCACCAACAAAGTCCGCACTGGAAATCGAGTGGGAGTGCGGGGATGGTTTTGAGTTGTTGAAGCAAGATGTTGTTGCCAATCAGCCGCCTTACGATGGTATGATATTGAGCGATGCATTGAGTGAGTTTATGGTAAGGCAAGGCTGGCCTGCTGCAATGCTGGATATAGATGCTACGCCAAATGTAAGATTGGGAAAGAAGAGAACTAGTGGAAAATTCCAGTTCAAGCCAGAGAGTGGAACAATGGCTATTGATTTCATCCGAACGTTACATGACCTCTTTGGATTTGAGTACGTATGTCGATTTAATAAGGATGGCAAGTTCCAATTCAAGGAACCGTCAACGGCTTCGTCTCGCACATTCTATATGTCGAAAAATGCTTTGGCTGACGGCTACTATGTTCAAAGAGGTTCGCAGGTTGAATTTATGATGAATGAGTTCTATAATGAACTGCAAGTATTTGGCAAGGACAACAGGACTGGCAAAATAATCAGTGCTATAGAGAAAAATACTGGTAGTCAAACTGACCCCAATGCATTTGACTATATCGGGCGGCGCAAATTAGCAGTATACTGGACTAACTTCAACAGGCAAGAAGAGATTAATTGGGCCACGTATGAATTGTGGAAGAAGTTTGGTAAGATACGCTGCCGCTTTACATTCACCACAAAGTTCGACCCTACGTTGCGTGAAGGAGATTTCATCCAATTCAATGGGGACATAAGGCTGTGGAAGATTACATCGATGAACACTGAAGTATCGCCTGCAACGATGTCTCGCCAAGGAAATGTGCAGGGTTGCCAAATGGAAGTTATCGAACAGCCGCAGGCCACGTAAGGAGAAATTGCTATGCTGTTGCCGCCAAATCTTGTGTCCGACCTGAGGCGTGCCGTAAAGGACGGCAGGGCGGTTTCTACATTTGGCGGACTTGTTATGACTGACCAAGTTTTCGCCAACACTGGCGACCTTTTGGGTATGATTGATGAGGCACCGAGCGGCGCAGATACCACAGCATTATCCCGCTACATGACTTACTCTGTTGTAATTCCTACGGAACCATTTATTCGCACAGAGACTTGCGTTGGACACTGGCATATGGATGCAAGCAGTTCGACTCCGCCAGTCACCCTCGATGAAACGTCTAATGACAATGATTTGTTATTGGGTAATTGTACGCTAGCATCTGGTGGCAAGTGGAGCAATTGCTTGAGCCTGAATGGGACAACCGCAGTGGCTTCCGTCACAATATCATCCACTGAACCGATAGGGAAATTTCTGTTCGTTGGATTTTGGATAAAACCGACAACGTTGATAGGTACAAGTCCGCTGGTTTATTTGGATGATGCGTTTTTGCTTTATGCGGAGGACACTGGGCTGAAACTCTCAGTGACTGACGGGGTAACGCCAGAGATAGTCGACCCTAGCCTAACCCTGACTGCGGGAGTATGGCAATACGTTTCGTTCCAATTCAACGCAGGCACTATATTTATAAGCGTTGGAGACTTGGTGTACAAGACAACAAGTACGCTGACAACGTTTGCTGCTCATGGAACCGCTTTGCAAGTTGGCAATAACCTTGGTGATTATTACGATGGTCTACTAGATGAGTTGTTGATTGACGCCAATGTGCGGATTGAAGATGATTGGCCCGTCGTCACTGATTTCGCAGGCGCAAACGATGTCATCTTTTGGTCATGCAACGAGAACAGTGGGACAACGATGAGTCCTGCGGGCTTTTTGGGAATTACAGCCACGAAGCACGGAGGAACGTGGGTGGCGGGATACAGGGACTATGCCATTCAATTTAATGGGACAACTGATTACGCAGACGCTACGCCAGTCGCAGAGACGTTCAGTGACGATGCGTTATCCATCGAGGTTGGTATCAGATTTGATGTTGATGCAGCCTGCCAAATTATCTCGCAAACAAGTGGAATAAATTTAGAGTACACAGGCACACACATTCGTGCCAATATAAATGGTGTTTCCGCAGGAGCCACAGATATCGCACCATTGACAGTAGACACAAATACGTGGTACAATATAGCCGTCGTCTACAACGGTTCAAAGAAACAGTGCTGGGTTAACGGTCAGAAATACGGAGAGATAGATGCCACGGGCACCGCCT